TTCCTGCTGCTGCGGGCACGTACACGAAAGGCCAGCCCCTATCAGTTGTGAACGGTCGTGTTAAAGCAAAAGCAACCGGCGAGTCAACCCGCGCATACGTGGAAGAAGACCGCTCAACAACCATCGCGACTGCAGGCCAGCTCCTGCGCGTTGTCATTAAGTAAGGAGCACCTAATGTTAGCATTTTCCACTAAAAAGGCGACCGAGACCGGAAACCTTGAGGCCAATATGGCTCAGTTTCATGAACTTCAGTTTGCTCGCAATGCCAGTGCGCAAGCTGTTGCTGATTTCATTGCACGTACCCGCGTACGTGGTGAGGCTGCCAATGCGCCGGCGCTTGATGCAGTAAACGCAGTCGATGATATTCGTCGCCTGTATAAGGCCTACGCCCAGACGGTACTGAAAGAGTTTGAACCCAACACAGAGTTCACTCTTCTGAATGACCTGATGCCACTGTCTCGCTCTGTTCGCTTGGAAGAGTCAGTCTATGAATACGCTCGTACCGGTGGCCGCGGCTGGGCTCATACCTCAATGTCCGGCCAGATTGGCGCGGCGCTTGATGCTAAGTCTTATACCTTCGATGGCACGATGGTTCCTATTCACGACAGCGGGTTCAAGTTCGAATGGCGTGACCCTGTTTTCAATAAAGGCTCCGCGTTGTCCTCGCTCGCTGATGCTCAATCTGGATCAGTTGATGATGTTCGTCGCCAGTATGTGGACTACATCTGGGAGGGTTTCCGCGACGCGGCTGGTAACTACATCAGCTTCGATAGCAAAACGTGGAAGGGCCTGCGTCACGATGAACGCGTTGCTCAGGTAACTCTTACCGTCAACTTCTCGACCAGCGCAGACCCTAAAGCCATGCGTGCGGCAGCCATCGCTCTGCGCGACGTACTGAAGCTGCAAAACCTGCAGTACGGCCAGCAGACCTGGTATGTATCCAGCGACATTATGTCTAACTGGGAGCAGTACTTTGACGTGAATTCACTGCGCACAGTGCTGGAAGAGATTGCTAAGTTGTCCGGTATCTCAGCCATCAAGGAAGACGCAGAGCTGACCGGCAACGAAATCGTGATTATCCCGCTTCAGGCTGGCGTAATTGCGCCAATCGTTGGTCAGGCATTCGGTACCGTTGCTGACCCTCGTCAGTTCTACAACTCTGACTACGTGTGGCGCACATGGGGTGCTGCTGGCCTGATGGTTAAGCAAGACATCAATGGTCACTTCTCTGTAATCCACGCATCCAGTTAAGGAAAAATCATGGCACTTGTAAAAGTATTGGTAGCAAACCTGTTTGCCGGTGCCAGCTTCCAGAAGTTGGAGGTTGGCGTGGTGTATGACGTGGACGATGCGATTGCTGAAAAGTGGATCGCCAGCGGCAAGGCTGAAAAGTCCACAGATAAGAAAGGCGAGAAGTTGAGCTTTGAGGTAGCCACGCCTTCAGCACCCGCGAAGGGCGATAACAAAGAGCTGCAATCAAAGCTAGATGAAGCGCTGACTCGCATTGATGAGTTAACTACCGCATCGCAAGAAGCAGAAGCGGCACATGCCACAGCTATCGCAGATTTAACGAAGCGTGCCGAAGAAGCGGAAGCGGCACTGGCAGCAGCAAACAAAAAGGATAAGTAATCATGGCGCAGATAACAGCCGCGCAGGTTAAACAGCAGTTGTCTGCGCTTGGTTACACCATTCCTGATTTCATGATTGACGCCTACCTTTGCAAATTGGAAGGCATAAGTCAGTGCCTGGAGGCGGCTGGCTACGACGAATGCGACCTAATGCTGATTCAGATTTACGCCGTCACCCTCATGGCGGTTACTGCTTTCAGTCAGCGCATTAAGTCACAGTCAGCGCCTTCAGGGGCGTCTCGGTCATTCGATTACGGCGGTGATGTCAAGACGATGCGCAATAGCTTGGCTGTATTGGACACTGCAGGGTGCACTGGTTCGCTGCCGATTGACGTAGGAACGTCCGTTGGATTCTTTGATGTCGTGGGAGGGTGATTATGTCCGAACCAAAAGAAGATGCCAAAGAAGAAAAGCCAGACTGCGAGAAGTGCCCTGATTGTCCAGGATGTCCTGACCAATATGAGGATTATTTGTCATAGGAGCTGGAATGAAAATTAGTCAGCAGTATCTTATGTCCGTATTGAAATACGATTCTGAATCGGGTGTTTGGTTATGGATTAAATGCTCATCTAAGAATGTTCCGGCGGGAAAGGTGGCAGGCTCAGTCAATAACATTACCGGTTACAGAAGCATTAAGCTGGATGGAAAAAGGTACTACGCTCACCGATTGGCATTTACTTACGTTACTGGAGTTCCTCTGCCGGATAGCCTGTGCGTAGACCACATTAATGGTATTCGTGATGATAACCGTTGGGACAATCTGCGTAGTGTAACGACTGCAATCAATAGTCAAAATCTTCGCAAAGCAAAGTCATCAAACCTTACATCAGGATTGCTTGGAGTGTCTTGGAACAAAAAGGCTTCCAAGTGGCGAAGCTATATCAATATTGACGGAAAACAGGTTCATCTTGGCTTCTTTACTGACAAGGACTTGGCGCATGCGGCTTATATTAATGCAAAGCGCATGGGTCATGTAGGGGGGGTGCTATGAGTGCTGCGGCTAATTGGAGCTACACGGCGCCATGCACAGTCTGGAAGCGTCTCGGCAACGATGAGTATGGCGATCCGCTTGGCTTCGCTGCGCCCCTGCAAATTATGGCTGACTATCAGGGTGGGCTATCAAAGCGACTCGGCGACATTGGTTCAGAGAAGGTAGTTAAAAACACTATCTGGTCAGAGTATTCACTCGCCGATACTGGCGATTACATCTTGATTGGTGAGTCTGATAACCCTGACCCCATCGATGCCGGAGCTGATGAAGTAATGCAGGCAATACGCTATGCAGACACCTTTGACCGCCTGGCCGATGACTACGCAATAATCACAGGAGTCTGATATGGGAGCCAAGGTTAGAGGCATTAAGCTGGCTCACGCAAAGCTCAACGCTTTAATCGATGATGTGAAAGGCAAGAAGGCCGTCAGAGCAATTCAGTCAGCATTAATCATAGGCGGCTCTCAGGCGGCCATATACACGCCAATAGACACCTCAACGCTGATCAACAGCCAGTTCCGTGAACTGAATGTTTCCGGTACAAAGTTGACGGGCAGAGTCGGGTACTCAGCTAATTACGCCATCTACGTTCATGACCCCAATGTCCACCAAACGTTTAGGCGGGCATCTGCTAAGAAAGAATTCCTGAACAAAGGCTTTGAAGATACCAGACGACTCATTGATGACACGATCAAGAAGGAAATGTCTCTATGACTCCCCCTATGCATCAGCGCGTTAAAAACCTGTTTGTCGATGCTGGGCTGACGACTGGTTACAAGGTTCAGTCGCTAATTTGGGATGACTCAGGAAAGCTTGCAGATCGATTTATCGTGTTTAGACCAAATGGCGGCACGGATGTTGACCGCGACGTTAGCTCTGATTATTACGTTTTGGTTGATGTCATTACTGGGAAAAACATTGGTGATGCAGCCAAAGGGGAGGTGGATGTGCAGTCAATTATTGATTTCATCAAGAACCTGCCCCTCCCAGACCCCTGTGCAGGTGCAATCAGGAATATGGGCGGCACTCCTTCGCCGATATCTACCACAGAGGGGCGCTTAGTATGGCGTCTACAATTCGCTTGCACCTATGGCGAATAATTTATAAACCCATCACACATATCGGCTGCCTTGCGCGGCCTTTTTTATTTTAAGAGGTATTCAAATGCAAGGTTGTCCAACAACGTTTGACCGTCTTATTGGTCGCGAAAAAACTCTTGAGCTGGCCTATGGATGCGCTGATACAGTGCCCGCCGAGGGCGATTGGAAGCTCTTGGGCCTCACGACTTCAACTACGTGGGATTTGAGTCCAGAAACTCTGACATCCGATGCTGATGACGGTGGTTTCACGGCCAACATGATCTCCGGCTTGGACCCTACCTACTCAATCGAGGGTGAGGTGCGGAAAAACGACCGCACTGACGAGTTTGGCATTCAGCAGTTCACCCAATACATTGTTACCGAAGTAAAGGCGCGCCGTCAGCCGTCAGTCTGGATGCGCCTGCACTGGGGTAATACTTACCACATCGGCTATATGGTGCCAACTGGTGCCAGTGATGGCGGCGGCGTTAAAGAGATTGTGACTTACAGCTATGAGTTCAAGCTGGCAGACGGTACCACTTTCGACATTATCGATGATAGCGAAACCGTTGCGGTTACCGGTGTAACGGTTGCACCAACTACGGCCAGTGTAGTTGTTGGAGCAACTCGGCAGTTGACAGCCACTGTTGCGCCGACCACTGCGACCAATAAGTCTGTTGTGTGGAGCTCATCTGACAACACCAAAGCAACGGTGACCTCAAGTGGCTTAGTGACAGCCTTGGCGGCCGGCACGGCAACAATCACCGCTACCACGTCAAGTGGTGCCAAGACGGCAACCAGCGTTATCACCGTAACCGCAGCGTAAGCAAAACAAAGGGTGGCCACGGCTGCCCTTGATTTTGTTTATGGGGGATTTATGACACCAATGAAAGAGATCGGCGAGTGCTTGCTAATCCTTGGCGAAGAAGATTATTTCTTTAGACCATCGTTTATGGCTATGACCAAGATTGGCGAGCCTGGGGAAATAGTTCAGATTTTTCATGACCTGCACAACGATGAAGTTACGCCATTACTGCATCGTGCCATTGAGGCTTATGGTGTTATACCCACCTGGCTTTACCAGCACATCAGCCAGAAGAAGATGAATAAGAGTTCGATTCTTGCTGCAATGGCAGTAATTCGAGCGTGTTGCGATCGAGATCCAACTGCACTTATTGGTGAGGTTATCCCGGGGAAGTCAGGGAAATGGACGTTCGTTTATCGCCAAGGCGCCATGAAGGCCTACGAGATGATTCTGACAGCACAATCGCTCATTACACACGGAATAATTGGCAAGGCAAAAGTTAGGCAGCTACAGCGCCATGAGAGCAAGGAGAGAACGAATGTATTTAATGCCTTTGATTATATCAGCTCAGCTCGTAATCACTTTGCAATGACGCGCACAGAGGCAGAGCAGCTTACTATGACCGAGCTTCAGTTGATGCTTGCAGCTAAGTACCCTGACCAGAAGGGCTACACACGCGAAGAGTACGACGCCAAAGCAGATGACTACTTCGAACGCCGTAAGAGAAAACTGGAAAGAATGTCAGTGTAGGCGTTAATTACTTGCTTAACATTGCGCCACATCCCCGTTAGTATTTGTCATATTAATAACTGATGGGGATTTTGAGTGAAAAAGGGAATAATAATTACAATAATAGCGATCGCTTTGGCTGGTTGTGCATCTTCTGGAAATAAAGCACTCCAAAAAGAAAGTGAAGTTAGTGTTCAGTCAAAGCTTAAAGAAGGCGTGACAACAAAATCGCAAGTAAAATCTGATTTTGGCTCTCCAGACTCAGTAAACTTTACTGATGGCGGGAAGGAAATATGGAAGTATTCCTTTGCTCGGGCCAAAGTAAGCGGTAAGGCTTTTATTCCGTTCTATGGGCTTTTTAATAATACGGTTACAGGCACCAAGAAAGAACTGGTCATCTTGTTCGATGGCGACAAGGTATCTAAATACTCTATGTCTGAATCGGCAATAAATACACGCTCAGGTTTGGCTTCTGACTACGCCGAATAAAAAAATTTAATTAACCTCGCTCCGGCGGGGTTTTTTTATGTCTGGAGAAAGCTAAATGGCAGGTACGGCAGAGGTTGGAAGCATCGTTTATGAAATTGAGATGGACGTTGCCAATCTCATTACCGCACAACGCCAAGTTGAAAGCCGACTCAGCAGCATGGAGGCTGGGTTTGACCGAAACACAAAATCAGTAGAAAAATCCGAGTCTGCAATGAGCAGCCTAACTGGAGTAGCAAAGGGTCTTGCAGCTGCAATATCAGTACAGCAAGTCACTGAATATGCAAATGCCTGGGTTATTGTAAGTAATAAGCTCGTCAACTCAGTAAAGGCAAACGAAGATCTTGCGACGGTAACCCAGCGTGTTTTTAATATTTCTCAAGACACCAGATCAAGCCTAGAGGCGACCGCTACCTTATATGGACGCCTAGAGAGGGCCACCAGAAGCGCGGGAACAAGCACCGCTGACTTGTCAAAACTGGTTGAGACAATCAACAAGGGGCTAACCGTATCTGGCGCAACAACCGAAGAAGCCAGCTCAACGATGATTCAGTTATCTCAGGCCTTGGCGTCTGGGGTGCTTCGCGGTGAAGAGTTTAACTCAATATCAGAGAACGGCAGCCGACTGGCTGTAGCGCTGGCCGACTCGCTTGGGGTGACAATAGGCCAGCTGAGAAATATGGCGGCGCAGGGTAAATTAACGACCGAGGTTGTAGTTAATGGCCTACTCAAACAAAGCGATGCTATAGGCAAGGAGTTCGCAAATACGGCGCTGACTATGGGGCAGTCATTTGCAGTAGCCACTAATAACATCACTAAGTTTGTAGGTGAAAACACATCAGTTAATACTTCTTTAAAAGTCTTTAAC